CATCGCGTAACGAGGAGATTCGATGCGAAACTCGCAAGACTTCAAGATGATCGTTCTCGATCAGTCGTTCGGTCAGAGTTTCACGGCATCCGTCGACACTCAAGGATATCGATACGCTCGAATCATCTTCTGCTCGGATTCAGCGGGAAGGCTCGTCAGCGGAACGAAGATCGAGCAGTCGGATAAGGGAGTCACTTGGGAGGCCATTCCGAAGATGGTCGTCGGAGTCGACTATGTTCTTCCGAGCAAGGCGACAGTGACGACACAACCGAAGATCGTTTGGGATGTATCGATGCTCGGGAAGAAGCGATTCCTCAAAGCGACCATCGAGCAGATTACTGAAGGAAATTCGATCATCATGGCTCAACTTCTTGAGCCGATCGACTCCGTAACGACTGCCGACGAAACGGGAGTCACGACCTACGCGCTCGGATGATTTACGAACCTCTTTCTTTTTCCGGTGGGGAGGCGGCCTGTCCGTCTCCCCTCTATCATTCCAAAGCCAGACGGCAAGGAGACAAAATGGAAGAACTGAAGGACGGAGCCGACATTGGCTCGGGCTTGACGCAGATCCGCACAGAGGACGCGATTCCTTGGCTTCGCTCGATCGCATCGCAACTCAAAGACGGAGCAGAACTCCGGCTCGAAGTGCCTGATCTAGATGGAGTCTTGAAAGCCTACAACGAAGGCGAGCCAGAGACGGAAAAGATGCTCATCGGCGATGGCGCGAAGTCGCTTTGGAATCGCGAGAAACTCTCGCGCGTTCTGAATCTCGCAGGCTTCGAGATCTCGCGCGGCAAGAATGGTTGGGCTTGGAACGAGACGAAGACGAAGATTTCCGTCGTCGCTCGCAAGTACTCGCGGCCTAGTCCGTCTTTCCCGATGAAAGACATTCATTGCATCATGTCGCTTCCTCGCGTTTGTTGGACGGACACGCAAGGTGAATTGCATCAAGCGTCGGCCAAACTAGGATTCAACGTCTCGCGATCAACCGGAGTTTTCTGGGGCCAATGCCTCGAACGTTTGATCGATACTTGCCTGACGATGGAAGGCATCAAGTACGTTCTGACGGTCGACTACGATTCGATCTTTGACGCGGAAGACATTATTCGTCTCTGGCAAGTGATGGAGACGCGGCCTGACGTTGCCGCGCTCTGTCCGCTTCAGATCGGACGAGATAAAGATCTTCCGCTCTTCTCGATCAAGAACGACGACGGAACTCTTCTCAGGGAGATGACGGAAGATCGGCTATACACGGACGCGCTCGAAATGAACACGGGACATTTCGGCCTCACTCTGATTCGCCTCGATTCGCTTCGAGATCTTGCTCGGCCTCTCTTCCTCGGCGTTCCGAACAAAGAAGGCACTTGGGCAGAAGGCCGCGTCGATGACGACATCTTCTTCTGGAATCGTCTTCGCGAAGCAGGCAAGAAAATCTGCCTCTGTCCGCGAGTTCGCATCGGTCATCTTCAGAACGTCGTGACGTGGCCTGCCGAAGACTGCCGATCGATCACGCAATATCTCTCGAAATACCATGAAGACGGGAGACCGATCGAATGCATGACCTTCTAATCGTTCTCCGAAACTGCGCGATACACGTCGACGGCGTAGGCCGAAGAGATCTTCGAGCTGGAACGATCGTCAATGTCTCGCACGAAGCAGCGAAGACTCTCGTCTCGAAGGGATACGCGAAACACGCGATCGAGCCTGCTCCGCTCTTTGTGGATTCGACTCGACTCAATCAAACGCCGAAGAAGAAGCCAAGGAGAGCCGATGGCCGTAGCGACGAACTCACTCACGACTCTGGTCAGTCTGAAGCAATATCTCGGCGTGACGACGACGACCGACGATGCGCTGATGGAGAGCCTGATCGATCGAGCGAGTGACTTCATTCAACGATACTGCGCTCGGAACTTCGTCTCGCAGCGGTACTACGAGTGGCACGACACATACGGAGCCGATCGAGTCGCGCTGAAGCACAATCCAGTCGAGAACGTGCGCTTCGTCGGAGTCGGCGGCGACAACGTGCTTTCGGTCGTCTCGAATCTCGCGAGCGATATCGTCTCGACGATCTCGGTGAATGGAGAGCACATTCATCTTTTCCGAGTGGCTTCAAACGGACACGAAACTTCGACGACGCTCGCCTTTGGAAGTCACGATACCGTTACAGAGATGGCTTCGGCGATTTCCGGAACGACTGGCTTCGCTGCGACGACGATCGTCAACACCAAGTCGCACTATCTGCGGAAACTCGCAGGGATCGACCTCAAGAAACAGACCGCGATCCTTGAGGCTCCAAACGATGCGCTGACCGACTACGCGATCGACTACGATCGAGGCATCATCTATGGTCCGACGCTGCATCGGTATCGAGGATTCCTCGTCGACTATACCGGAGGATATGCGACGATTCCGTACGATCTTCAACAGACGACGATCGAGATGGCATCGAGGCTCTTCAATTCGCGGAAGCGCGATCCGAGCCTTCAGAGCGAATCGCTCGGCGGATACTCGTACTCGCTTCGATCTGTGTCGGATCTCGACTCGTCGACGAAGTTGGTTCTCGATTCGTATCGGAGGCTCCGTTGAGCATCGAGACGCTTGTGAATCAGTTCGGAATGACGCTGTACATTCGTCTTCCGGCGTACACGGTTGAATCAGACGGATCGATCTCTCGTCAGTATGGCCGCGTCTTTACGGCGACAGGATTCATTCAGCCTGCCTCACAAAGCGAGCCAGTCATTCAAGGCCGATACGAAGGCCGAACTTCCGCGACGATTTACTTTGCCGGCGCACTCACGATCGGAATCGACTACGAGATTCACGACTCGGAAGGTCTGACGGCTCGTCAATGGCGCGTCACTGGTGTCGTGAATCCTGCGGAACTCGGTCAGACTGGCGCACGTCCTGCTCTCAATATGACGGTCGTCGACTGCGTCGAAGTCGAGCCTGATGCAGTCGGCGCAGGAGGCGCACCTTGAGCGGAGCGAAGTTCAATCACGACGCGATTCTCGAAACGATGCGAGTGGGTTTACGAGAAGGCATGAATGCGACGCTCGTCGGTTCTTCTCGTCTTGTTCGCCGTCAACTTTCGCGGCCCGGAATGGGTTTCCTCTATCGCGTCGCGAAGGGGAGCGCGAAAGGTCGGAATCTCCGAGCGCGTGGCTACCATCGCGCATCGCTTCCGGGACAACCTCCTGCGGTGAATACGAATCGCCTTCGTGCTTCGTGGAGCGTCGAGACAGTTGGAAATCGTCCAGACGGATTCGCGAATATCTTTGAAGATGGCCGATCGATAGTTCTTCGATATGGAAGCAATGTTCCATATGCACCAATGCTTGAATTCGGAACTCGAAGAATGAAGCCTCGGCCTTACATCAAGCCTACGCTTCCGCAGATATCAAAGATCTCCGTGAGATTCTTCGAGATCGCGATCAAGAAGCAATTCGCGAGGACTCCATGAGCAAAGCAATCCTCGATGCGGTGAAGACTCGGCTCTATGCGACGACGGCGATCACGACCGCGCTCTCATCGCGGATCTACTACAACTCCGCGCCTGCAAACGCGAATCTTCCTCTTCTCGTCTATACGGCGACTGTGAGGACGACTCCATTCTTCGGCGCGATCACGCGGCACGAAGTGGAGATGGAGTTCGCGATTCAGTACAACAACGAGAACGGGATCGACGCGTACACAATCTCGGACGGCCTCGCGACGGCATTCTTGACTCCGATCGCGGTCACAGGCTTCGACGCGCTTCGCGGAGTTCGCATTGAGCGCGGTGTGCCATCATTCGCTGATGATGGTTGGACGATGATTGAACGGTGGCGATTCGTCGCGCACGACACATAAGGAAACTTCATGCCTATCGATACCTACCTCATCGGCAACGACGGAAACGTCTCCTACACGATCGGAACCACGACGACCGTCCAGACCTTTTTCAAGGTGCAGAGTTTCGCCGCGACGCTCTCGCGGCCCGTTTCAACTCTGACCGCTTTCGGCGATACCGGACAGCGCAAGCGTCTCGGTATGCTTGATCTCACGGGATCGCTCAATGCGGTCGTCGGTGTCGATTCGACGGCAGGCACTTCTACGAGCCACACGAATCTCATTCTCGTCTCGTCGCAGGACACGACGACTACGCGGCCTGCCTTGAGCCTGACGCTCTATGACAGCACGAACGATGCAAAGATCACATCGAACTGTGTCTTCTCCTCATTCGCGTTCAATTCAAACAAGACTGGCGACACGACGATGACGGTCAACTTCGAGAACGCGGATGGCGCGGCTCCCGTCGTCACTTGGCTGATCTCATGAGCATCTCTGCTACTGAAGTCATTCCTCTATTCCGGCCTTCCGATGCAGACTGGATCGTGACTCTCGTCACGAAACAAGGCCGAACGATTTCGCGTCGAATCAGCGGAGGACGACTCGAAGAGGAAGCGGCAGTCCGAGTCGCGATGAACGCGAGCGAAGTCAGCCTCGCGGATCTCGATTCGTATACAGTTCGACGCGCATCCGATCGATCTCTCGTCGTCAACGGCGACGAGTTTCTCGCACATCTTAAATCGAAAAAGAAGGACTAATGGTTCACCCTTGGAACGAGACGCTTCCTGATGGTCGCGTCGTCGCAATTCGACCTTTGACCGTTCGTCAGCGTATCGCGCTCACGAACGAACTCGCAGACATTCGAGCACAAGAAGCGCGGAAGGCAGCGGAGATCGCAGGCCTTCCCGTTTCGCTTCAGGCCGTCGAGAAGGCTCGCAGAGACGCTCTCGTCGCTTCGGCCCTAGTTCTGGACTGCTACACGCTCGCAGGCTCTCTGCGCGTTCTCTGCGCCGCGAGCGAGTTCGGAGAATTGATCGCGGATTCGGTCGACGCGAAGCGAGCCACAGAGATCGCGCTTCGTGCGCTCGGGTTCGGAAACGAAGATCGAGAAGAGAAGCAATCGGGAAACTGACTGGGCCTCCGCGCGAGCCGATGCCGCGTGACTATCTCGCGGAGGCGCATCTCATCGCTCGAACTGCCGCAGGGCTTGGGAATCCGCTCGATCTGACGTGCGCCGAATTCGACCGACATCTCATGCTTTGCTTGAAAGGCTACGAGTCGAGTCAGACTGCGTCGACTGATTCGCGCGACTGGGCGCGACGATATGTAGAGCGGAGCATCACATGAAAGGCGGCGACATTTACATTGACGTTCGCGCGAACTACTCCGCAATGGAGCGCGATCTCGTCGAGGCAGAGTCGAAGGCCGCAGCGTCGGCCGAAGGCGCAGCGAAGCAATACGAGTCGAAGTTCGGCGGATGGCTTCAGAAGTCGGCAGGAAGCGTCTCAAAGAAGATCGAAGGCTTCCTCAATCCGATTCAACTCCTCGATCGAGTCGCGGATTTCGCGGAGCAAGCCGGAGAAGAAGGCATCGGCTCCGCGCTCGATAGCCTCGCGAAGTCGACGCCGATCATCGGCGCGGCCTACCGAATCGGAACGGCGATCGGTACGTCGCTGATGAATGCTTTCGGCGCGGAGACAAATGAACAGTTTGCCGAGCGCGTCGAGCAGGAACTCGCAGACGCGCAGGCTCGCGCGGATCGTCAGCGCAAGATCGCGCAGGGACAAGAAGCAGAGGCTCGCCAGACGTTTGGGCTTGAGCAGGAGGCAGGCGCGGCAGAGTTCGAAGCGCAGATGCGCCAACTTGAGCGCACGGGCCAAGCGGAACGCGCGATCTTCCTTCGAGGCTTGAACGAAGAAGAACGCCTTCAGACCGAAATGGAATTGCGTGTCGCCGATGCCGCGAACGAGGCGCAGGCTGACGCGATTCGTCGAC